GCGTTCGTGAAGTACAGGTTAGTGCTGCCTTCAGGAACTGCATCTGTGCTGCCGGGGGACGAGGTGATCTCAACGTAGGCCGATCCAGACCAGCGATAGGTCTTGACCGTATCGATAGCAATGTAGATCTTGCCGGTCTCACCAGTGGCCGGAAAGGCCGCAAGGTTGGCGTATTCCAGCACGTCGTCCACGTAGGACGGAAGCTGGTTTGACGGAACCTTTCCAGAGCCGTCGAGTGAGGCATACCCATTCGCAACAGCCTTGTTGGCGACGTTCTCAGGCGTGAAGCCCAATGCCGTCGCGATATCTGAGCTGTTGGCCGAAGCTCCCGTCGTCACGCGGCCCTTAGTGTCAACAGTCACCTTGGTGAATGTTCCGGCTGTTACGCCGCTGTTGGCGAGCGTCAGGGTCGTCGAGGAGCCGGTGTTGCCAGTTCCAGTGACATCCCCAGTGAAGGTCAGCGAGCCTGACGGGACATCTCCCCAAGACGGATTGATTCCGTCAGTGGTGAGGTACTTGCCGTTGTTGCTTGTCTGCGACGGCAGGAAACTGTTTTTGACGGCAGAGGACGGCGTGCGGACTTCAGATACGTGTAGGTATTGTGCGTGGTCGTCATCGCCAAGGCCGGACAGGTTGCCGTGATCCTGAACCAAAGCAGCCGCAACGCCGGCAGACTGCAGGCTACGAAGGTCGTAAACCGAAATCGTGCTGGCCTTGATGCTGTTCGTGAAGCCAGTCTTGTACTGGTATATGACTTTGTAGAGCGGACGGAACTCGACAGAGGGGAACCCATTGAGGTTCAAGCCCTCGAAGGTCATCGCCTCTGCACCGGAAAGCTGGTTCGTCGGAGCCTGACTGATGATCGCAATGACGGGGTAAGTCAGGTTGTTCGTGGCAAGAATCCACGAAACGAAGTATTCGTTGTTCGAAACAGGAGCGGTAGACCAAGTGCCGCCGCTATACAGGTTGTACTGCGGGACTCCTGAGACAACCTTAAAAGGGAAGTTGGTCGGCGAGTCTAAGACCCAAGAAGAGCCACTAAGATAGAGAACAGGAATGAGAGCAGGGCCAGACAGATCCTGCTGCCACGTACCTGCGACAGGCGTATTAGTCGAGACGATATCGACCTGCATGTCTTCGTCGAAGAACGTGCCGCCGCCGATGTCGATTTGCGCATCCGCATCAGTCGCGCCAGTGCCAGTCGTCGTGTACCCGCTCGCGCCAAACCCGTTGGCAATTGCAGCACCGCGAGTACGGTGAAGGTACTCATGAGTCTGCCAATCAAGCGTGATGCCGTGCCGCTCGTCGCCGAAGTAAACCGCCTGCTGAGTGGTCGCATTCCAGTAGATATACGCTGTAGGCGCATGCTCTTCCCAAGTGAAGTAGGTCATCTGCGTCGAGAGAACGCCAGACGCATTGAAGTAAATGAAATGCAGGCCGGTGGTGTTCGGGATGACAACGGTTTGAGCGGACGTATAGGTATGCTTTACGCCCTTGCACCAAACGACAAACGACGCGCTGACAGGGGAGATCGTGAACGTACGAGTCCCCGCGTTGAAGCCGATCGACGACTCGCTCTTATCGGCATGACCGATAGGTTCCCCGCTGGGATCTGTTGCGGGTGCCCATGCAGTACCGTTCCAGACCAGCTTCTCGCCGACATTAGCTGCGGCGGACGAGAAGCTCTGGCCCTGAACCTTGGTAACGATGGGCGCAGTTGGGGTGCCAGAAAGATCTCCACCGATCTCAACCTTGTCCGCATTGAGATTGGTGAAGTTGGCGTCCAGCTCATTGTTGGTGAGTGGACTTCCCTTTCCTGCGCGAGTCGTAAGATTCGACATGCCTTGCCCCTATTAGGAGATCGTTACAGTCCAAGTCACCGTCATGCTGTCGGCTGCGCCTTTGTTCACAACCGCAAATGTAGTGCGGCAAAGCATAGTCCCAGCAGTACCAGCATTGAACACGCCGGCCTCAGTGATGGGGCCAGTGCCAGTGCCGGCTCCGAAGGTCGCAACGTAGGTCACAACAGAGCCGCTCGCAGTGCCGCTGGCAATCGTAACCCGACCAAGCTCGTTACCAAGCGTCGTGTTGCCAACAACCGGGCTGGTCGAGCCTTCGCCAATCGCCATGTGGCTCATGATCGAAGAGGAGGTGCCAACCATGCGCGAAGCGATGAAGTCCTTGCCGACAGTGACGACGAGGTTGTTGAGATCCAACTCTTCCTTCAAACCGCCGTTCTCGTCGAACAGCCGGATCTGAAGCTTGCCGGTGGCCTTGATGTCTTCTACAAGTTTCATTTACTGAACCTCAGTTTTAGAAAGTGCGTGAAACGCCGACATAGTCTTCGGCGAAATAGGAGATGTCCGCATAGTCGGTCATCCGCAAAGCGCCGGAGTCTGATGTTGATTTAGAGTCGCTAAGACCCTTAAAGAACGATAGGTTCTGGGAGTCGATAACGTACTCAGTTTCCGAAAAGCTTCTGTTGAAGTTTACGGTATAAGAGAAGGCATCTGAGACGTTGAACGAGTCAGCAAGCGATTTTCCTATGGACTGCTGCAGCTCGTCTTCTATGCTGAACCTATCATCGGCAAGCGCAACGTCTGAAAGAAGTTTGCTAAAGTCGTTAAACAGGAAATCAGATGTGCTGAAAGAGTCAGCCTTGTAAGCCAAAAAGCTAAGAGAAGCTGAGTCTTCCGAAGAGAAAGAGTCCTGAAGTGGCTTAGATAGGCTGTACTGCCGTATGTCATTAGCCGAAACAGAGTCAACCTTCGCAAGCGCCATGCTTCTCTGCAGGGCGTCAACAATCGCTTGAATATCAGAAAGCCCCTTCCCTACAGTCAGAGACTGTATCTGATCGGATACAGACTGAGAGTCGGACGCTCTCTTTCCGAAAGCAAGTCGAGATACAGCGCTTGCAGAGAATGTGTCCGCAACCCGCTTGTGAGTGGCAAAGACGTGCGCATCAAGTAGCGCGACAGTGTCGGCGGATATCTTGGCGAAGGTAATCGCAAGACTGTCTGCCGTAACCTGAATGTCGTTGACCCAGCGGTCAGGCGGGGTCGGGTCTGCATAGACATTCGCGGCCTGAAGGTTGGTGTACTTCAGTTCTCCAAGGAGATTGACGTAGCTAAGCTGTCCCTTCAGCTCTACGTATTCAGGGTCTAGCCCAAGAGCTACCCAGCCTGTCTGTGCGCGGACGTTCCTATACGAAACATCCGCCGAAGCTTCGGCTATCTGGATGCTTGGGCTTGGACTCGCAACCTCGAAGATTGCGCGAATCATTAGAAGTCAGCTCTGACCTTCAATTTCAGAAGGTCGTACACGGTCTGGATAGTTCCATTGGTGTAGGTGACCTCGACTTCTGCTTCGTACGTGCCTGCGGTATCAAGCGCGGAGGACGACCACTGGAATGCAACTCGACCATTAACGGCATCCGTTACAGAGCCGACGATCGTCGATTTGATTACAGCAGATCCAACGGCACGAATTTTCAAGCGCACGGTTGCGCCTGTCAGATTGATAGGTGCCCACGTAGCAGGGTTGGTCGAGTCCAGCGTCTGGCCGACTGCGGCCTCGTTGCTGTCCTTCAGGTTCATGTACAGGATCGGGAGGGTGTCTCCCTCAACCAGCGGGATAGTAGTGCTGTAGGCCATTAGAGTCTCCGCATCTGGACGGACAAGTCAGACCGCACATGCCCTCGAACGGCTCGCTGACGGGCGGTATTCACGCCGCGACCGAATTGATCCATAGCCGCAACAGCAAGCTGCGGGTTCGTATACGTCTTGCCCGGTGACATGAACAGCCGCGCCTTTGCCCCGTGGGCAATTACCTCAGCGTAGTCCTCGAACAACACATCATCAACAGTTGTGGTTGTTCTGGTCGGCTTGTAGGCAACGCGCATCGTCAGGGCGTTCGCGGCATTATCCTTCGGGATCGGGAACAGTGAGAAGGTTCGCTCGTCCTTCTGCAGGATGTACTTAGGCTCAGATCCATCCGTGCTGGCACCCTCGAAGGTGCGGTTGTACAGCTCAGACTTGTCGATCTCATCCGGAGCGACGGGCTGAAGCTCCTTGGTCTTGTACCAAGCCTTCATGATCTTGACCACAAGGTTGCCGGTGGGCGGCTCGAAGTCGTAGTCCACAACACCCGCAACAACTGTGAGCGGATCGTGGTCACGCTGCAGGATCAGGGACTTCTCGCAGAACTCGATGAGCGACGATCGCAGAGCGAGATCCACTGAGATCTCCGGGCAGCCGGGGACGTCAGGCAGGACGTACGGGTAGAAGCTGGTGAGAGTTGCCATGACTTAACCTCCAGCCTCCACTGTAGCGACCCGCGGGACTGCGCCGCCGACGTTGTTCAAGTTGGGTGAGTTCGTGAGCCGCTTCTTGTTGCCAATGCCGACTAGGTTGGCAAATGCCTGATAGTGCATAACCGCACGCTGGGCATTGCCGGCGAACTCAGCATCCTTGCTCAGGCAGCGGTAGACGATATAGTCCACCAGCGCACTGATGAAGATGTCTTCCTTCTCAAGGACTGAAGAGGAAACGAGGTCGGCAGAGATAAGCTCCGCAGGAGCCTTAGAGTAGACGATGGTCATCTTGTGACCAGAGGCGGCAGGCGGGTAGACGTAGAACGTCTTCGGCTCGCGCTCGTCGTACATGAAGTTCTTGATTGAGGTTGATACCGGCTCCGTGTGCCAGTCAGGCGAATGCGCATCCAGAATCTCGCGCTCGACGATCCTGACTGCGCGGCCAATCACGTTGGCAGAAGTCACGTTGCGGATGGCATCGATCAGCCGTGTTCCGTCTGACGGAATTGTCTGGCGCGTGCCGGCAACAAGGGCGTGGTTCGTCGTCTCCGCGTAGAGATCTGGACGTGCGGCAGCGAGGTCGCGCCGGCCATCGTTCAGATAGTTCAGAAGTTCGGTGTCAGTCCAGCGGACTTTACCTACGTCCTGAATCAGATCGCGTACACGATCGAAAAGACTATTGGGCGTTAGTGCCATTAGATTCTCCAGACTTCTTTGACTTTCTCTTCCTTACAGGAACTGTCACCGTCTCAGTATGCTCTTGCGAAACAGTCGCAACAGGCTGTTCCTCAAACAACTCGAACTCTGGATCGTTCGCGAGAACCTTCGAGTACGAGTATACAAACCCTGTCCGCTTGTTTCGTAAAAGCATGCCTTCCTCCTCAAGAAGAGAGGGTGGCCGGGAATCCCCAACCACCCTCCCTGTTACCTACTAGGGATTAGCCCTTGTAGAAGAAGCCCTCGACGAGAGCCTCCGGCTTCACGACCTTGTAGCCGTACACGTTCAGGCCACGGACGATGTTGCCGAACGTAGTCGTGCTACGGAGCGACTCCATCTTCGTGATCTGAGACGCGAACGTGATCGCATCACGGGTGCCAGCGAAGCAGCTGAACGCCTTAACGCTGGCGTCCGCACCCTCACCAGCGATGCCAGTCTGCGACGGGAGCAGGTTGCTGACATACAGGGTGAAACGATCGATCATGCCAAGGCGGCCATTACGCAGCGGCGACATGGTGTCGTTCGTGATCGAGGCGTCCTTGAGGTCGGACGTCTTGATCTTCGACGCCATCCACGCCGGGATGACGACCCAACGGCCATCTTCCGGAGCGTTCTGCTCGTCCAAGCACTGGCCCATCGCGATCAGGTAGTCGATCACGTTGGTCGAGGTGACCTTACGGGCAGCCTTCGAGCCACCGACCGACACGCCGAGGTTGATGTCGCCAGAGATCGCACCGGCAGTCGCGCCCTCGTTGGCCGAGACCGAAGCGCCAACCAACGCGCCAAGCACGTCGGTGTCCACGGCAATCTTCATCTGCTGAGCAGCGTCGTTCGTGAAGATGTCCATGAGCTTGAGATCCGACTGCACGTCATCCACGTCATCAACGACGACGGAGAAGTACTTGCCCTTGTCGATCAACAACTCAAGAACGTCGTTCGTCGGAACCTGCGCGGCAAGCGTCTGGCCCTTGAGGTAGTTGTTGATAGTGATCGACGGAACCGTGCGGATCTCGACCTTGTCGCCCTGATCCTTGATCTCACCTTCCCAGTCGTTGTTCGTGATATCAGACAACACGGTCGTCTGATAGAACTTGACCTGAAGCTTGCCAGACCAAATCTCAGGGATGAACTTGCCAGTGTAGGCATCAACGCCCGAACCGGCACCATAGTAGTTACCACTTACTGCGAGAGACATATTGAACTTCCTTTAGTTGACTTCACTGGGCAGGGGCTTATCGAAAGCGTCCTTCTGCCTGAGCAGCGAAGATATCTTGCTCAATCCTCCGCGCATCTTCCTGTGTGATCTTTCCACGGCGCAGTTCGTCGTAAAAACGAGCGACTTCTGCATTCGTGTAAAGCTTCTTTCCTTGCGGGGGTGCGGTCTTGCCAGTTGTCTTAGGCGTGACCTGATCCGCAAGGTTAGGCTTTTGCGCAGGAGGTTCCTTTTTCTCAAGGCCATCGTTATAGGAGTTGAAGAAGTTGGCGACACGCCAAGCGTCTAACTTTGCATAAGCGTCGTCGAACAGAGACTGGCGCTGCTGACCGGTGTAGGGATCAAGCTCCCCAAGCCAGTCAAGAAACTCCTTGTCCGTATTCAGCGACTCCCATGTTGGGGAGAGGCCGACAAGCTCTTCAAAGAACCGCTTTCGCTCCAGCTGGGAGTTTGTCTTGCGAAGCTCCTCGACCGTTGAACGCAGCTCGCTGACATCGTTAGGTACAACCTCTTTGGCTGCACGCTTCACGAAGTCGACGAACTTCTCACCGTACTCAGCAACTTCTTCAGGCTTGACGAGAGTGTCAACCTGTTTGGCTGGTTCCGGCTTTGCTTCTGCAGACTTCTTGAGTTCCGCGATCTCTGCTTTCAGAGAACGGATCTCAGCCGCATAGCGTGGGACTTCAGCCGAGTACTTGTTCGCGAGAACTTTGTACCGCTGCTCCCAACTTTTATCGTTCGGGTCTGCATCAGGGAACTTGGGCTTGGGCTGATTCTCGTCGTTTTCCTTTTTGACTTCGGCTGGTGCCTCGTCAATGGGAGCGGCTTGATCAGTAACCGGTTCCGTGACTGGAGCTTCTGCAGTTTCCTGCGGAGGCGGATCTTTGTTTTCGGGAGCCGGCGTACCGGTGTTCCCATAGACCTTGTTGTACATCTCATCTGCAAGTTGCGCTTGCTTTTCAGCATTCCTATTAACGCGAGCCATTTAACACTCCATGAGCCAACCTTCGCGCAAGAGAGCCTATCGGTATTCTCTGCCTACGATCTGGTATTCAGGCTGTTACTAACAATCCGGATTCCTCCGGTTCCGGTGCGCTAGGGTTTCCTAGCACACATCTGCACGACATCACGCAATGCTTGGCAGTAGCCTTGCAGCTTGTGAGACTGGAGCGCCACCGTAGCGTCTTCCAGTTCAACAAGCCGCGCATCGCGCAATCCCGTTAGATGCGAAACGAAAAGCTGAAAGTCTGAGTCGGCACTCAGACGGTTCAGCGCCTCTCTAGTTCTTTGATCCATTAGAAGCTGGGCGTGCCCTTCTTGAAGGACTGACGCTGCCAGCCAAAGCGGTCGTACTGCTTCGGCATCTCGCCGATCATGCCGCCGTTAGCAAATCCACGGACTTCTTCATCCTGCGGGTTTTGCATTGATACAGCATCTCCAGCGGCAGCGCCTTCCGCCATCGCGGTCTTGGCGACAGCAGCAGGCTGGTTTGCGCTGTCATCCTTCTTCTTTCCAAGGATGGACTGCATCATCTCGCGTTCAGCTTTGCGCTCTTCCTGCGCTTCTTTCTGCTGCTTGTAACCAACGTAGCCGCCAAGAAGACCTGCGGCGAAATTTCCTGCTTTACTCATTGCATCATTCCTTGGGGTGGGAGTTGTTCGGGCTGGGCAGGCTCAGGCTGCTGCTGCGCAGCCATCTCGCTCAGCATCTTCTGGGCTTCCATGATCTTCTCAGGGTCAGGGATGATCTTGTCGACATCCATGTTCAGAGCCTTGGCCGCCTCGCGGAGCAGCATTGCGCGTCCACTTGGCCCCATGATCTGAATGTCTACCGGGTTGGATGTCAGCTGCAGGAATTCGTTCCGGCGCTGCTGGACAGACTCCTTGAGCAGAGTTCCGACCACACCGGCAGGAACAATCTGCATGTCACCCTTAATCGAGTTGTCGTCGTCGTAGATCATCAAGTGATCGTACAGGCGATGGATGACATCAGTGGTCGCAGCATCGAGCGATAGGATAGCCTGCTTGATACCCTTCGCGGCATTTTCCATCAGCATCGAAAGGCCAGACGCAGTGCGTCCTGCGCCAGAAGCCTGACCACTTCCGTAGATGTAGTTCGGCACGCCAGTCACTTCGTCAGCGATGCGCTGGAAGTACTGGTACACCGCAAGCAATGCATCCGCATTCATGCTGGGCTGGTAGAAGCGGACAGCCGGCTGACCGCCACCGGTTCTGTCTGACGTCGTCTGCCAGATCTTCCACGGGTACATCTTGGTCAGGTCTTCGCCGTCAGGCAGGCGGTCGACAGAGATCTCGACCTGCGGCCCGGAGGCAATGCCCATGTTGTTCGCCAGCGCACGAGCGGCGGCGTTACACACAGTCTGGATGTCGGTCATCATTTCAGGCAGGGCCAGACCCCAGAACGCGCCGGGGATCGACTCCCAAGACGCCTTCGAGTACGGGCGACGGTCAAGCGGGTCAGGGTTCTTGACGCACTTGATCACATAGCTGCCGACCATCCACACGTTGACTTCATACTCGCGGTGATCTTCAACATCGGACATGCCCCACTCACGGAGCATGTAGCCGGAGACAGACCCCCAGAACTCCACGCCCTCGATCAGCTCAGTGCCGATCAGCGTGTTGTTGCGGCCTTCGAGCAAGTTGCGCTCAGTGTCAGACTGAACCAGCTCGCGAAGTCCTGAGCGGCCATACAGGCGCAGGACTTCATCAATGGCACCCTGATCGAACGAAGGAGTACTACGCAGCACTTCGATGTCCGCACGAGTCATCTGATGGCGATGGATCAGGTAGCCGTCTTGGCAGGTTGTCGCGTTCGGCGAGGGGAAGATGTCGTAGGGCGAGACGCGCTCGAAGTCCTCGACGATCGTCTCCTCGACCTTGGGCGTCCAGTTGGAACCCCACTTCATGACCTTCTTCGTACGAATCATCGGGCCTTTGATGAAGGCGCACGGGAACGTAACGAAGTCGTAGATGATCTCGCTGAGCGTGCTGTCGAACTTGGCGTCCTGCATCTTGTCGAGGATGCGGCGCTCCATCTTCATCGAAGCGTCCTTGGCATGTTCCATCAGGCGCTTCTTCACTTCCGCATGGATCTCTTCCATGCGCTTCTCGATGCTCTGCGGGTTCACGCCAATGCCGGCGCTCTGAACCTGATCGGCCTCGATAGTGACGGCCTCGATGATCTCGTTACGCAGGACATCCGGAACTTCAGGCTCAGCAGTGGGCTTGAGGCTCCACGACTTCTCGCCAGTCGAAAGCATGACGTCCTTGATCCAGCTCTCAGCAGCACGGCACTTGATGTCCGTGAGCATCATAAAGATATCTGAGCCGCCGGTATCGCGGATCATTGCGAGCTTGTCAGGATCGTAAACGCCACGGCGCTGACGCTCTGCGCGGAGCAAGCGCTCCGTCACGTCAGACTTCGCGGTCTTTGCTTCCTCATAGCAACGACGGACGTAGGCTGAAAGCGACAACACGACCGGCTCCTCAAGGATGACCGAGTCCTCTTGCGCTTTTTGTAACTTGACCGATTTAAGTGCCATGTTTTATACCCAACCGCCTGTGCTTGCTTCTCTGATAGGTTTGCGTCGAACGGGGTTCATCTCGTGCCTCATGTGCAGACACCCGTATTGCAGGGCGTCGTGAACGTGAGAAAACTTGTCCTTAACCGGACGATCCTTGAACTTCGTTGTGCCTGACGCACGAATGCGCTCGTACCGATAGCCGCCATTGAATCCTTTTCTCAGCATCTTGCAGTCAGGGCCAAGGATAAACCCCGGCCCACTGGAAGAGAGACGCTGAAGAAAAAAGGCCACGCTTTCGCGTCTGGCCAAAAACTCGTTTGTCGGCGCTGGTTCGCAGATCAGTCCCATTGAGAGAAGCTCCTGCATGCAGGTCTTCTCGTCAGTCTGTGCGCGAATGTTTCCCGCCGGATCACCCACAGCCTCGATCCGATGGCGAGAGTACTTCTGAAGAATGAAAGGCCTGACAACTTCTGAGTAGAACTGGCGGATGCCCATGTCCTCAGAGACTAGCTCATCAAGGATGAGAAGCTGTCCCTTCGGAGACATCTGCAAGAACACACATGCAGGGGTCAAGCCAAAGTCAAACGACAGGATTACCGGCATACCATCGACCGGCATAAGCGAATTGCTACTAAAGTGATCCTTGTCGTTCCACTCCGGATAGACGGGCTTACCGTCCATCGTAGTGCCGTAATCCCCAAGCAGGAAGACCTTGATCCAGTCTTCGGTTTTGCCAGCCACCTGATTCAGGTAGTACTGGTAACCAAGGCTATGGTTCTGGATGTTCTCCGCTCTTGGGTTTGGGATGTACTCCATGTGGGTATCGGACTTTTCGTCCAGATCCTGCATGAGGCCTCCCGGCTGGCGGAAGAATTTGTAGCCCTTCGGCCTGTCTTCTTCTGCCAGCTTATACCACCAAGAATCATCGTCTGGTGGGTTGGTATCCATGATCACGCCAGTCCATGACGGGCCGCCGACGCGCTTGGACGGGTAACGACCAATACGCTGCGTACACATGTCGAGGACTGACTTGTCCATCTCAGAGGCTTCGTTGATCCACGCGCCTGTGAGTTCGAGCGACCGAAGCTTGTTCACGTCTTCAGGTCTGTCGATAGCGATGAAGAGAACTTCGATCTCAACCCCAGTGCCGTCACCGATGTTGTCGATGGCGATCGTTGAGGTGATCGGCGTGTCCCACTTCATCACAGCAATATCCTTCATCCAGTCCATCCACGTTTTGATCGTGGTCGACTTGAGTTCAGGATACGTGTTACGCAGCGCAGCCCATCGTGAGCGGCGGATCTTGTCCGGCCCCGGTTGCTGTTGCACGCCGCGGATGAGGATCTCGTAGCAGCATGCGGTGGACTTGCCAGAGCCTACTGGCCCCATAAGGCCGCGTACGAATGAGCCATCCAGATGGAAGGACTCACACGCCGGCCCCGGCGGGTAGTACTGGACTTCCATTACCAGAGTACTTTTCGTGCCCAGTAATTCGCTGAGAACTTGTCGTCCTTGGTCAGGTTGCCAGACTTGTCGCGGATGCCGGCAGAGCGTGCGCGGTAATTATCCCGTCGCTTCTCACTGCCGTGCTGCGTGTAGTCCTGCATGCCACGAAGGCCAAAGCGAACAAGCTTCACGTCCTCGCCTTTCTTGGCAAGAACCATCTTCTTCTCTTTGGCTCCAGACGGAGCATTGATCGGCTTATTGAATCCGGGGAACTTGTGGCCCCGATAAACAATCTTGCCATCCTCTCTTTTCACATCGCTGGCTTTCATAAGTGCCTCCTTATTAAAGCGTTACCCAAGGCCAAGTGCTTGCTTCAAGGGCTGGTTGTTGGAAGCATAAGCTAACCAAGCAAGCATCCCGTAAACTCCGCCTACGAAAATAATCAGTGACACGACAACAGCAAGAATAACTTCGTTCCTTTCGTCCTTCTTCCGCTTCTCTCGAACGATTCTTAGCTGCTCTTGCTTGATCTTCTCATTCTGCTCTTTGCGTGCGCGGTCGTATTCTGCACGCTCAGACTGGGACATAGACCAGTACATAGCATGCTCTTCTTCGCGCTGCTTCTCGCGGATGAGAGCTGCTTTCATTGCAGCAGTCGCGGCGCTTGTCTTTGTGTTGTAGTCGATTACAGCCGAATTGACTTCGCGGGTTGTAACGACTTTCGTAACACGATCTTTTGTGAGCTGCGGCTTCAGCGCTGCTTCGTCGCGCTTCTTCTGCCTTACGGCAGCTTCTTTCGCGGCAATAGCACGGGCGTCTTCAACAAGACCATAGGTCTCGTTCATCAAGCCACGAGCAGACTCCACCGTAGTCTTCGCGGCGGAGAGAGGGTTCGATACGGCGTTGGCCGCCTCTGCGATCTTATCTAGCTTGGACATGAGAGGTACAAAGCCTGTTCGTCTCTGCGCCTCTTCAGAAGTCCCGGTAACACGCGACCACCGCCTTTAGTCCATTTCATGAACTCTTCAGCGGCCCCCTCAAAGTCCCCACGATTGTTCTTCATGCGAAGCCCACTTCGCTGAAGATTGCCTAATCCTACATTGAATGCAAAAGAGACAAGACTTTCAAACCGTCCTTGATTGCTAAGAGAGTTAGGGCAAAGACGGGCCACTCCACGCTCAAAACGCATAAGGTCTTGAGAGAGGAGATCGTCCACTTCAGCAGCACTCCAGACACGATTGTCCTCCGGCAGTAAGGAAAATTCCTTACGCAGAATCATTGCGGCGTTCTCCGGCGTTCTGAGCATCGGAAGCTTAGTCTGCTGCGGATACAAGAGATGGCCAACGCCGACAGTCCACAAGTGCGCGGGGCATAGGTACGGTCTGTACTTTACGCCCTCGTGGTGCTTGATGACTTTAATTGCGGCTGGGCCGATCTTCATTGCCAGTCCTTCCAGACTTCTTCAGAGATCTCAGAGTCGGAATCCTCGAAGTATGGCAGCAGCCATATCAGAAGGAGGAGGTGCATCGTTACTTCTTGGAGAAAGCTTGCGTGCCGAACCAGAATGCAATCACGCTAGACCAGATGATCTGGGTGTCTTCGTCCCACATGTAGTCGAGCATGATCTGGAAGTCAGTGCCCATACGCCATGCGTACACAAAGCCAGCGATGTCAACGAACACGAGCAGCAAGAACATCCCGTAAGTAATCACGGGTCGAACACTCGCACGCAGGTTGATCACCCACTGCGAGGCTCCCTTGCCGATCTCCATGTCGTGCTGGTAAAGCGCACTGCGCTCTTCCATCGCAGTCTGAAGAGAGACTTGCTCAAGCTTGATCTCCTCGACCTTTGCCTGAGCAAGATACCCGCGCTCGACAAGCGCAAGCTCTTTCTCTTTCTGAGCGTTCATCATCGCAAGCTCGTGCTTCTTGTCCTGACGATCTTGGAAAATGGACAGCAACTTCGGAAGGCCGCCGGCCAAAAACGAAGTCAGCGTAGAAATCAGAGTCATCATTTGCT